GTTTACCCATGGGCGGTATGCAGTACCATGTGTCCACATTTCCAGTGTATTTTCAAATTCTAGAATTGGACGAAGCGCTCGTGCTGATGTAATAGCAATGTCTTCAAAGGGTAAATCTAAATAATCTGCTATGGTTTGAATAGTGTCTTTGTGATACCATACATTTACACGGCTATGTGCATTTCGATTTTCTGCTCCAACCTTTTGCAAAATATAATGTTTGGCATTGATACCTTGAATATCACCGTCCCACTCAATTCTATCCCAAGGAATAGTTGTTTGGTCCCATCTACTCTGTACCATCTTGCTATAAACGGTGGCAGTTATTTGGTGTGTGCTGCCAAGCAGACGAATACCTTGCTCTGTGCCCACTCCTTCAACTTGCCAAATTCTCGGTGATTTGTATTCTTCTTTGGTAAGGTAATAGTCATCCAAGGCAATATAAACTATATTACCAGCAACCGGAGGTGTAATCCAATATATTTCATTGCCCAATATACGATAATCAACATTTTCAATTTTTAACACAGCATTGACACTGACACCAACATAATCTTTGTTATAACCAGTTAACTCAAAACCAATTGGATCAATGCTTGCGCCTGTTGACACATACTGCCTAAACTCATTACCGACAATATTGGTTTGCTCAGGATGCTGCTGGAAAATTAAACGCATGCCGTTTTTTAATTCAAGTCTGCGACCATTTCTTTGCACCGGCAGCGTATAATAACGACTGCCAATAATATCTCGCCTGACATCATAGTATTCTGGCTGAGATCCACCAGTAGCATGGATTGCCGGCATACCTTCTTCAAGCCAGTAGTAGTCGTGCCAATTTACAAGCTTGTCTGGATCAACAGGCAGATCACAAATTGCTATTGGTACCGGCAGTTCTTGATTGCGGTCATTGAATCCCCACTTAACTGCTACATCATCGGCTGTTAGAGTTTCTACACCAGTTTCGGTAAAAAGTACTAGACCGTTTTCCAACTGTCTTTTCGCAGTAGAATGAGGAAGGTTTACATTGTTTGTTGTTTCGTTTGTTTTTCTACCAACTGTAAAATTTAATGTTTCCAGGCTGTCAGGCTGAAACATATTTTCAATAAAAGCATCAAATACTTTTTTGTTGCCTTCTGTTTTAAACACGCCTGGCAAAAGGTCGTAGACTTTGGGAGAGGTAGTTTCTACCAGAGTCTGGCCTGGCGCAGTTCTGATCAATGGCTTTTCAGGATTTAGTTTCTTTGGATCTTTTGCCATTATAAAATACCTTAAACTGTTACGGCAACGGCGCTGGTAATAATTTCAACATCACTAACCGATGCGCTACTAATAAAAATTTCGTCGTCGTCACAGCGAATCTCGAACATATCATTTGGACCTAACCCTGTTTGCAGAGGAATCAATGCAATGCTGCTAACAATTCCGCCAAGTCGTGTGTGTACCCAAGAAGCCATATCAGTGAAATAAAATGTTTCACCAAATTCCCAATTATCAATTGAAAAGTAATCACCAATGGCTTCAATAACTCGAGATCTTATTTCAGCGTCACTAATTTTGGTACCGTCTGATTTGGTTACACGAATTTTGACTCGATTACGCAAATCACTTCCAATTCCAAATATAATTTTGAAGTTCACAGGATGAAATACAATAGAGTCACTAATACTCTTGGCTGGTAACACCGAAGACATTTGCCGTGACAATGTAAATGAATCAGGTGGAAATGGTCTTCGGCCTCGTCGAAGACCACCAGCAATCCATCCTCTAAATTCTGTATTGAATTGTGAAGTCAGCACATACATATCAATGATGTTGGTTGTAGTAGGATTAATCCTGATATCTCTCAGTGGTACATGGTTGTACTGTACTTTCAATCCCTGTCTACCTGCGTATGGACCAATTTCACCGCTGGCACCTTGTGCCGGAGATAGTGTGAATTGCCCCGGAGCATCAACCAATTGAACGCGATTCAAAGTTAAACTCTGATTGCTGATAATCTTAGAAATTATTTCTGGATCATTAGGTACTAGGGTTTCAGCAATACCAGGCGACAAAACTAATACTCTTTTGAAGTCGTTGCGACCGTCGTTTAACTTGTAATAATCAACAATGTCCAGGGCTAGTTCTTGCCCAATACCGCTGTTGATTGCTAGAATTTTAATAGTGTCTGACACGCTACGACGAGTTCGTCGATCAAGACCTTTTCCAAATTTGGTATTATAAAATGCTAGTTGTGACTTGCTACCAAATGTAGTTTGATCTTTTCTTAGAAAAGAGCCCCATGACTCAGCCAGTGTGTTATATGAAAATCTTACTAACCAACTTGCGTCTAGGTTTTGATTGGTATTGTTACCAGCACTAATTAGGCTAAACTCACTTGACAGATCAATATTATCAGCACGAACAAGGCGCCAGCGATCAAATGTTTGATCGTACCGAATAGCAAAGTCTCGCAGTGCGTCAATTTCTTTCATAAATTCAGTTTTTTCGGCTACATCAAACACAGCTCTAAGTGGCGGGAACCATGACAAAATACGCACAGGATCACCGCTATCTATAATAGAATTTAAAAATACAGCACCCTGTCCATTGGCTCGTAGTCCAGTATTGACACCCAAATTGTCAGTCAATCCAAAGCCTTCTCTATATACATCACTAATCTTGGACCACGTACCATCAATGGTTTTAATTAGTGTATTTTTGCGTAGGTTTCTAAATTGAATGTCGGGATTGCCTTTACCAATGCGTAATGGTAACCCCAGTCCGTCGTCAAGTACAAAATAGCCATGGCTGATGGCATTTCCTGAATCTATTGTTTTCCAATACACTGTGTCAGCAGATATAATTGGCTGATATTTCTTGTAATAAAATTGATGCAACGACCGATCAAGTAACCGATTCTCAATTACATCTATAACCTCGTCGCTGCTTAGTCCAATTTCAAGAGACCCTTGTTCTACTAAATCTCTACTGTAGATAAACCCATCGTCGGCTATAGATATTGCTGGTCTGTAAGTTCCGGAGGGGTCTTGAAAATCACTGAACAAGCTTTGTCCAGCATGGATTCTATTAATAGACTTGACTTTGGTAATGCCGCTCATTTTGCCTTCTGGATATGTATTATAGTCGCTACCAGTGATCATTCTTTCTTGTGTTGCAGCAGTTCTACTGGCACGATTCTTGATTTGACTAACAGTTTCACCGGATAAATTAGATACTACTTCAGTTAGCTGTAGTGAAACTGTAAATGATTGTAAGACCCCTGTTGAATCAATGTAACTAATTGCAATTTCAGAGTTAGTTAAATTGAGAGGCACAAATGAAATGTCCTCGGCTGCGCTTTGTCTGTACCAAATGCGAATGTTACCAGTTGGTATGTCAGAAAAAATGCCATCGCCAAATTTAATCGAAACAGAATCATTCTCTCTAGTAATAATTTCATACAAGTTTCTAGTATTTTTATTGACTCCGTTGAAAACAATGTTATTGCCTAAAATATTTGACACCGGTGTCCAGTTTGATAAAATACGCCCAGTACTGTCAATGCTTTGTACCCAAATATCCGTATTGTTGACATTGTCACTATTGATATCAATCACACGATTTTCTACGCTTTCATTGAGTATAAAATCGTCAAATTTTAAAAGACCTTGCTTGAACATAAAGAACCAACCATTGGCATTCGTTGAAAATCCTGCACCGTCGTTGTTAAACAGCAACGACAGATAACCATAAGGATTAGGTACACTTTCAACTGCTAGTTGTGTTTCGATGTCAATGTTGACAGGCACCAATTCGCAAGAATAGCTGATGTTATTTTTAGATGTTAAACTTACAGATTCAACCATAGTTCTAGAATCTGGCTGGTCAATTTGATATAGCTGTCGTGTCACACCATTGTCAACAATTCTACTGATTGGTCGTCCAATGGGATTAGATTTGTTAAGAGCTTGATTTAGAATTAGAGAAAATTGCTCATTGAAATCTGAATTTAACGGATCTCCCCAAACAATGTTTAGTCCAGCCAGGTTAGTACCTTTGCTGTCTATAATGTTTTGTGTGGTGCTAATGGTAGCAATTTTTAAGAATCCGCTAGCAGCAATATTTCTAGATGGTTTGTAGCCAAGTTGTCGTGCAATGCTCATCACATTACCGCGTACTTCAGCAGTTTCTAAAAAAGTTTCTCGTAGATTTAAATCGCTGCGGAAAGCAATATTTTGCCCCATATAGGCCATAAGGTCAATGAGTGCAACATATTCGCTGGAATTAATAAAGTCATTAAAATCTTCAGGATAATTTGTTTGTACATAGTCTAATAATGCTGTTCGTAAGCTTTCAAAATCATAAGCTTTGAAATTGGCATTTGTCAAGTATCTATAGGCATTAACCCAATTTTCAGCAGCATTTAGTTGCCCAAGTCGTCTAGATTGTGTCATTCTGTTTGTGTTCCTTTATTAAAAGTCAAAGGTAACTGTATTCTTTCATCGGAGGGCAAATACAGAAGATTGATCTTTATATTCAATGCATTTGGTTCTTCGCTGATATCTACAGTCAGAAATTCCCATCTTGGGTCGTTTTTAATAATGCTGATAACATCGTCAGTGATTTTTTTCTTTATACTGTTATCCATAGGATCAAACAACAATTCCCAAATAATGCTGCCAAAAGTAGGCATCATTACACGCTCACCTCGGCGTGTATTAAAGTGATTCAATAGGTCTTGGATGGCGAGATTCATGTCATAGCGAACCGGGGATACAAAACCAGTTTTGACAGAGCTATATCCACGAAATCTAGTAGTAATTCGCATACGCCTATTTAGCAGGTTGTATTATGCTGGGTTTTATTAAAGCTCAAGAGGTCGGCGGTGTCGTGGTGTTGAGCGCGACTTGGGTTGGGGCACCTGGTGGGAAGTTCCCGCCGAGGTGAGGCGCACCATATTTGTCATTGAGCTGGGCTATTGTCAAGCTGGATCCCGAAGGCACTTGTCCGGTGTTTAGATATGTGCTTCTTTCATATTGTGTGCGGTGTATTGTCGTTGCAGGTCCATATGTTCTTCCTACTCGTATTCCGCCATGTGCGCCGTTGCCAAAAGGGCCTTTCCAATTGTTATTTTCAGGCAACGGTACTCGTCCAGACGCTATCTCTTTGTTTCCAGCAGACTGTCCTTCTGTCCTCAAACGATCTGGTGATTTGATCACAGTGTCTGGATTTGGCTTGCCTGTCATGGCATATTTTGCATCGCTGTTTCTGAAGGCGGGAGTCCCATAAGAAGCATTGGCCCAGATTTGTGCAATGTCAGCATTTGTGGCTTTGCCGTCAGCATTTTTAGCTGCTGCATTACAGAGATCAACAGCCATTTTATCAGCCATCGCAGGAAAATTGTAAGAAGCCATGATCAATGCATCAATTTGACTTTGTGTCAAGCAGACATTTTTACCAGCTTTGGCTTTTGCTATTGCTCGCATTACTCTTGGAGTATTTTCTCTATCAACGATCTGTCTACTAGCCAATCTTGCTTCGGCTTCACTGGGTCCTGCCATCAACGCCTTCTTTAGGTTTTCATCAATCTTTCCACCATAACCAGGACCAAAAATGTCAAGCCTACTGCCGTAACCAATGCTGTAACCTTGAAAATCGCTGTACATGATTCCGCGATAAGCTTCGCGACTTTTTAAAATAGCAAATCCTTCGTCACTGAGTTTTGACTGGGTGGGTTCAGGAATGCAATCCACAGCATTGGTAGCGTCTGGTGCTGGTTTGTCTTCTGGTTTGTCTTCATAGCTCGATGGCGCAGGAGTAATAGTGCTAGCTGGAACACCTGGGCTACCCGGTGGCACTGTTGGTTGCTCGCCTTTGCGATAACTGTGACCACCATAAGGCTCAGCTTCAGGTACGCGACCCGCAACACTTTTACCCACTGTTGTATTACTGACCAATGAATTCATAGCAGGCAACTGTGCTCGTTCTGCTGGCGGACCGTTAAGGTCTATGCGTTGTGCTGTCAATTTCATTTGACTGTCAGCAAGAATATTCATATTTTGACTCGAGGTTAGTTTCATGCCTGTGGTGCCAGTAGCATTAAAAATTTCACAGGCCTCAAGGTTCCAGTTCAGGGCCGCCACAGCATTAATATTTTGCCCTGCATCTGCATTGATATTTTTTGTTGCTCGTAAATTGATACTACCTTCGGCGTTGACAGAAAAGTCACCTTTGGCATAAAAATCAATGTTTCCTTCTGAATCTAATTGAAACCATGCTGTGCCTGCTGCATTGATAGCATAGATAAATCCACCAGCATTATCTAAAATAAGTGTATTACCTGATGCTGTTTGTAATCTAACTTGTCCTCCATCACCGCCATTGGGACCGTCATCAAGTACAAGCCTGTGCTGCCCTGGTGATAGGAAGCCGTAACTGTTTCCAGGACCTTCCTTAACATTGCGAAAGGGTCCAGCGTTTGTGTGCCCGCGAGAAAGGTCTTTATCAAGACCTTGTCTAATTAAGTTATCGCCTTGCGGGTGCTTTGGACGGTTTTCAATTTGAGCATCTGTTGTATTGTATCTGCTTCTTTCTCCAACTGGCAAAACTTCTCCCTGGTGTGTTTGCCCGGAAGCAATGGCTGGAATAGAATGTGTATGACCATCCTGCGGCAAACAACACCACCAAATACCCCTATGAACGTCACCATTAATAAAAGCACAAATTACCTGTACATCAAGATCCGGTGGCACCATCCACATGCCATAGCTGTGTTTGGACTGTTCATATTTGGTTGCATCTTTGGCCTGTGATGTAGAATTAGGGGCAGCCCCACCGGCCAGTGGAGGGCAGTATCTTACAGAAAACCAGCTTCTCTCGTCAGTTTCGTCTGTACTACTTAATTGCGAAATCCATACCTGCAACTCTCCTAGTCCGTTTTTATCAATATTGTTTTTTACTTTACCAATGTAAATTCCATTGAACTTAGATGCACTACCCTCATTTGGGTTGTGGTGACCAAGACGTTCGCCTGTAGAAATACTTCTCATCTAGATGGAACCATGGTTACGGTTGGTTTGGATTTATCGCCGGGCCTTCCCCGTTGTATCCAATCGGCTAACGCTTGATCAGTGTTCATGACCGTCCCCACAGTCCCCCCATTCCTTCCCGCGCCCTACGATCAGCATTATTCGGACCCGTTTGTGCCGCTGTACCACTACCATGTGGAACGAAGTTTGAGGCTGTGGTGGCAGAAGGCTCCTTACCCACAGGATTAGACAAGCTATCCCTATAAGTCTCTAAAGTTGTTGTAAATTTTCCCTTGATAAATTTATTAACAACTTTTTTCGTAGAGTAAATTCCAGTGATAGTGTCTGCCTGTCTTAGATTCATTAAATCGTCAGAAGTAGTGTCTACTGCTGGAATACGAGCTTCAAAATAAATGTAAGGTAACCAATTATGAGATGCTGTTTTCTTTCGTGTTACTGCCATTTGTTCTTCTGTTAAATTTTTTTCAATATATTCCCACACATCTTCTTCGTAGGGCGGATGTCCTGGTTTTCCAGGAATTTGCATTAGATAATAAGGATCGCCAACAACCTCAAAAGTAAGTTGCATCAAGTCCGAATTTCCTTGACCTTGAGTATTGCTGAGTTGTCTGTAGATACTATATTCTTGGGCGTTTTCTGGTGACAAGGCGCCCTGTGTGTCTTTACTCTGAATAGTTGTATTAATAATTGCAGTTTGTGGCATGTGCGGATACCAACCTGGTTTGGGAGTTATGTCCGTCTGCCAATTCGGCGCTGCGGCCCCTGCTCGATGTGGCATATCTTCAGCGTACGATGGTGCTTCTTTACTGGAGGTGGCATTTATCATGCGAGCTTCGTTGCAATTCACTGGAGGATTTCCATGCTGGCCTCGCTGTGCCGGTTGTGGATTACTTGCTCCTGAAGCAACGGGCACTCCTTTATCATTAATATAAAGCGGGCGTACCAGGCGCCAGAGATAGTCAATCTTGAGATCGACATTGATAACTTCGGTGTTTTCTCCTGTGTAGATCCATTTATAGACTTTTCTCAGTAGACCCAATTTTAAAAATTCATTGACTCGTTTCTCTCTGTTCTGCTGAGTCCAGGCATCTTCAAATTCATTGGGGCTAATGATATTTTTTGAATCCATCTTGGTAGTTAAGAAATACACTACTTCTTTGGCCGTAGTGCCAATCTTGTTGTCAAACATGATGGTTCCATTTTGCTCTCTGGCCTTAGCTCCGCAAATAATAGAAAAAGTTTTTGGCATGAGATGAATAGAAGCTGGGTTGGTTTCAATCGAGCCGTACTTTTTCTTTTCAGGGATTCTATGCAAAAATCTAAGGACTTCCTTGCTATTGGGCATACAATCTAGTATAAACCGCTGAATAGTATGACCTGGTGGCAACGTCATTGAGCCCAACCGAAAGAGCGGTACCCAGCGTCCAATAAAAGAAGGATCTTCCATGGGTAAGCTTCCAATTTCTTTGTGAGCTATAATTTTATACACATGAGGATGACAACGTTGCCCTGTTTTGACTTTATCTTCTTCGTTCTTATTCATTGCCGTGGTTAGCTCGTCAAGAAACGATTGAATATTTGCAAGATTTTTTTTCATGGATATACCTGACTCGAAATGAAAATGGTCTGACAGTTGTGCTTCGCCGCCTTGTCCAATCATTTCAATGTCATAGGTACTGCCCTTATAATCCAGCTTCATTTTCAAGGTCTGCATCTTTACATACCAACGAAATATCAATTCTTCACCGTCCCAGCCTTTGCAGATTTCAGGCAGATCACTGTTGGTGTTGTAACCAACAAAAGTTATTTCCAGTAGATACATAGACTCAGATGGATTTGGATAGCCAAGAGTTAACGCGCTGATAGCCGCGGATTCAATAAATCTTCCACCTACTGGCTCAACCAATTTGGCAGTAAATTTGTGATACTGTTGTACAATATAGGTACCAGTCTTGCCACCAGTACCTACACTCTCCATGGTCATCTCTTCAAGATTGATAGTACCTGTCCCACCAGTTTCCCACATAATTATACCTTTTTTATAATCATATGATCGTTGTGGTCGCGTAGCCGCAGATTCACTTACCGGCATCATTGTTAGCCTAGTATTATAGGTCGTATTACGATAATTTTGCAAGGGATTGTAGTGTACGTCAGGGATGATACCATCTAAATAGGTTGGCTTACCGTCTGACTTCTTGGGCTCCTCATTAGCGGAGAAACTTTCAGTGAAAATTCCCGAAGCGTTTTCGATTGGACCAAAGTCTTCGCTGACGAAGTTGCCGTCTCCATTTGCCATGATTAGTGAATTCCTTGAACGTCTTTGAGAGAAAGGACTCGTAATATCATCCCTCCCCGCAAATCTCTAACCGGATCTTTAAGCTGATTTCTATTTAACAAGAAAATTAACCACCAGTAATTACTGGTTTGGTATAAGCTATAACTTAACAAATCCAGTCTATATTGAAATCTCGGAGATACTGTTATAAACTCAGGCTCTTTTCCTCGCAACAAACTTTCTGCTGTTGGCAAATTTGCAATGTCAAGGTAAAAATCTTTGATATTGGTATTTGCATATTGATTAAATCCGGTAGTTGACATTTTAGATATAACCTTCGCCTAGTAGTACACCTGACTTGAATTTATCAAGTTCAAACCTCTTAACAACTTCAATGGGATTCATTTGTACAATCAATGACACTGACATTTCAAACAGCACTGGTACAGCCTGTCTATCATTGGCACTAACAGCGGCTGCCGGCGTCGCCGGGCCCAATTTGCCCGCTTCATCGCCTTTGTTTGGTACAGTAGGACCACTAGCAACAATGTAATCAACATCTTGGGGGTAATCATACTGAAAATTTTTAACAACTACTGGAGTATTGTTGTACAAGCCATACGCTGAAAATCTTCCAATGGGCGGTGGCGTGCCACGCTTGGAATCGCCGCGACCATAAAACATCATGGTTGCTGTTCTTAATAAATGTATAGCATCCAGTGTTTTTTTTGCTTCGGATGCGGAACGACTAATCCACGGACCGGAAACTGTTATTTCTGGTGTGGAACGATTACCAAACGCAACGGGTTGATAGTTAGTATGTTGCAATTCCCAGGTTTGATAGTTGACCTGAATGCTTTGGTTGATCTTTGGTGTTGCAGGCCAAGACACGGTACCATTGGAAAACGATTTAAGAGCTGCAAAGGATAATGTTACTGGGGTTGTTATTAATGCCATATTATGCTAGCCTTCCATCAAAAATGCGTTTAAGTTTTTTTATAGCCGATCCGCTTTGAGGATATAGATCTGCTAAGATTGCCAATCGTGTTTCATCGTTGGCATTTTTGTACAACTCTCTAATTTTGCTGGCATTATTAACTACTTTACCTAGAATTTCAAATTTTACATCTCTCACTGGATAGACATACCCGTGGCCTGCACGAGTACCATCGGCATTCTTATCACCATTGAAAGGCCGTAGTTCTTTTTCTATGTAAGGTTGAAAATAAGGTGCTGTACCATCTTCGAGTGGCTTAAATGTAAATCTTGGATTTTCAGCCATGTCCTTACGACCTACACCAAAAACTAGTACGTCTTTATTGGGATCAAGGCCTAGTTTGTTTGGTAAGTTCATAGGCTTATACGGAGAGACTTCTTGAAAAATTCGCGACTCGGGTATACCCGCGGCAACCATCATTGACATTTTTTCAGCAAAATCAAACGGGTTCTTTTCCGGTTCAACCTTTCCACTGGTAACAATGTAAGTATTGTCAGCACCAAATTTATCAGCAAGCTCGTGATAAGCGGTTGCGTGTCCAATATGAAACGGGTGAAAGCGACCAGCATACACTGCAATTATTC